TCGGTACATTACTTCTTGGACAACGTTTGTTACTTATATCACCGGAAGTCTAATTGTTTCAGACACAATTACCGGAGATAAGATTGCTGCAAATACTATTACTGGCGACAGGATTTCTGCTAATACTATTACCGCAAGCAAAATAGCCGCAAATACAATTACAGCATCTCAAATTGCAGCGTCTACTATCTCTGCTACAAACATGGCAGCAAACAGTATTACTGCTGCAAATGGAGCAATAGCTGATGCAACAATTACCACTGCAAAGATTGCAGACCTTCAAGTAGAAACATTAAAGATTGGAGATAATGCGGTAACAATTCCTAGTGCTTCATATACAGAATCAAGCATTAGCGTTGGATCATCAACAGTAGTTCAATCTCTTACAGTTACATCTACAGGAGCGCCTATTTATGTGGTTGCATCTTGTTTTTTATCAGGAACTGCTCCTGGCGGCGCATCAGGAAGATATGCTCAAGCTGCTGTTAAATTAACAAGAACAGATAGTTTTGGTACAGAAACAACGTTATCAACTTCCCCCACTATTGTTGACACAGGAACTACATCAGGCGGTGTTTCCGCTACAACTCTTAGAGATAAAACAGTAGGATATTTTGGATTAATAGATACAGGTGCTGGAACTGGAACTGTTACATATAAATTTTATGGTCTTGCAACTGTTGGCAGCACTGGAACTGTTACAGCAGCAACAAGAACAATTTTTTGTTTAGAGATAAAAAAATGATTATTACTATTTCTATTTACAACAAAAATACTGGTCAAATTGCAAGAATAATAAATTGTATTGATTCTGATGTTGCATTACAATATGATTCTTCAAATGAATTTTTTATTCAAGGGATGTATGCTGATAACAAATATTATATTGAAAACAATCAAGCAATATTAATTCCATTACCGCCTAATGAATACTGTGTATTTAATTACAATACAAAACAATGGGTTGATCCAAGAACAAATGAAACTCAATGGATCATAATTAAATCTCAACGTAATACTTTGCTTGCAGAATCAGACTGGACTCAACTCCCAGATGTTTCTATAACTAACAAAGATCAATGGATAACCTACCGTCAAGCATTGCGTGATATAACAACGCAAACCGATCCTTTCAATATTGTTTGGCCTTCCAAACCGGAGTAAATCATGGGCGCATCATCAGCACAAGTTCAATCACCTCAGAGTTCATCTGGAAAGGGTGTTGCACCATCTCAAGGACAGCAAATGTCTAGCGGCAAGGGAAGCTCTCAATCATTAGCTGCTCCAGAGCAAATGCAAGGCTCCCAGGGTGCAGTAACGTTTCCAAGCCAAGGTGGTCAACCGCAAATGGGTATGCCAAACGCATATTCCAATACCATTGACCAAAACATGACTCAGGGTAATGGTGGACAAAATGGTATGTGGGATAATTCAACCCAACCTAGCGGCAAAGGTTCTGCCGGTAATTCTGGTTCATCCAGCAAAGGTAAGAGGTAATAATCATGGGAATGGGCAAATCTTCTGGTGAACAAAAAACCACTGTTCAGATGACTCCTGAGCAGCAGGAAACACTTCGCATTCAAAATGATGCACTAAAGAATACGTTTCTTCCTGCTTACCAAAATACGGTAACCGGTGCAAAGAATATATACGACACTACTGCTGGTGGAGTTAAAAGTGCTGCTGGTGCTGCATCTGATGTAGCTGCTGGTACAGGTGCTTTACAGGGTGCTGTAGGCGCTGGTAGTCTGTTGTCTGGTGTACAAGGTCTTCAATCCTTGTTTGACCCTAACTACGAAAAAGGTCAGGTCAATGCTGCACTGCAAGCAGGACGGGAATCTGCTCGTGAAAGCCAAGCTGGACAGAATGCTATGTACGGTGGTGCTGGTGGTCTAGGATCGGCTCGTATGGCCTTGGCAGACACCAATCTAGCCGGTCTAAATGCACAGCGTCAAGCTACTGCTGCTGCTGAAGCACAAGCTAGAGTACAGGCTAATAAAGCTAATGCTGCTAACCAACTGGCTGCTATTGGTGGTCAAGGATTGACTGCTGCAAACCAAGCTGCTGCTTCCCGTATTGGATACGCTGGAGCGCCACAAGACCTGTACAGCAAATACGCTTCTATTGTCTTTGGTACACCTCAAGCTTCTACTAATCCCAACTATGCTGGTACTCAGGGTGGTACGTCTACAGGTTCTAGCAAGAGCAGTGGATTTAAGATTTAAGGATTTATTATGGCTAAAAGTCCTTTTGAAGGCGCTGGTCTTAGTCAATTTGGACAAGAGATGTCTTATCCAGGATTGTTTGATAGTGCTAAAGATAAATTGAAAAAAACGGCAGCAATTGCTTTGCTTAATGGCACAGGTATAACTAATTTTCTTGATAGTTTAGGTTCTGGAGATCAGCAAGCTGAAGGTGTTGCTCCTCCAATAACAACGCCAATAAAACCATATCAAACAAGTTCAAGTAGTAATTATGTTGATGACACTGGTGGAATAGTTCCGTTTAATCCATTTGTTGGGCCAGTTTTAACTGGATATGATCAAATAGATGATGAGTTGCGAGGAACAGATTATTTAAGAAGGCACAAGGAATAAATTATGGCTGATCCTAAACTTAGTCCATTTCTCCAGCAATTTTATGCTGGTGACTCAAATCCTGCTGCTGAAACTAATGCTGCTCAAACAGAAAAAGACAGAGCAACATGGAATTCTGCTGCAACTGCTACTGATCCAAAACAAGCTGTTTTTGCATTAGATAATTTAGCAAAAAATTCAACTAATTCTGTTGTATCTGATATTGCTTACGAAAAGAAAAAAGAATTATCAATGCAATTAAACGAATACGAGCGCGTTAAACAAGGCGTGTATTCTGCTGGTAATGTAGGTACTCCTGAAAGTAACATTGCAGCAGCAAATGCTATCAACAAGTATTCGCATAAACCTCAAATTGGTCAAGCATTGATTGCTTCCATGTTGGGTCAAGACGCTACTGCTTATAAGCTTATTACAGGTGGAGAGCAAAAAACGCAAATTAAATGGGGCAAATCAGGTGATATGTATTATCAAACCGTAGATGGTTTTGGTAATCCAGTAAAGACTTTAGATGCTCAAGGTAACCAATTATCTGCACAAGATTTGCAAGATAGGGGTGTTAGCTACGATTCTTTTGACAACACCATTGCTGGTGTAACTAGCAAGGAAATGTACAAACAGAGGGCAGAAGCAGCGAATACAGATCAAAAAGGAAACGCTCAATTTTTTACAACGTTTGTTCCTCAAGAAGCAGATGTTGCTACTGCATACGGAGGATTACAGGATTTAAGCAAAGTTCCAGCAGACTCAATAAGAGAAGCATTGTCAATTGCAAGCAAAAACATAACTTCAGCATATTCTGGCAGTACAAATGTACAAAAAGGAAAAACAGCTAGTGCAAGCACTGGTACAACTGATGAAAAAACTGCTGGAGCAAAAGGTGGTGTTACGCTTGGTACAAGACCTGATACTGGAGAAGTTGGAACAGGTGCTGCTGCAAATCTTGCGGCAGGTGCAAGCACTAAAAACGCAACAAATTTAAGTGGTGGAACTACCAATCTTAATATTTCTGGCACATCAAGACAAAATGAAGAGTCTTCTGTAAAAAAGACTCGTGAATTGTTAATTGCTGCTCGTTTAAAAGGATTGGACGAAGCACAAATTGACAAGCTATTGTATGCTCATCAATTAATTAACAAATTAGCTCAAGATCAAGATTCATTAAAAGATTACAAAAAGCCTGGATTTGTTGCAAGACTTGCACCGCAAGAAGTTGGTGATAGCATTGGTTTATTGAGAGCTGAGTTGTTAAAAGCGCAATATAACATTACGCAATTAAAACAATATCAACCTTTTTACAACAAAGCTATAGAAGGTTACAAAAATACTGGAATGGCTCCAGCTATTGGGGAAATTGAAAGCAATTTTATTTCAGACCCATTCCACAAATCAATAAATCAAACGTATGCAAAAGCAATTGGTTCAGTTTTGCGTGATAAAAGCGTAAACGAACAAGCACCAGAAGCTTCGCCACCGCCAACTACCGCAGCTAAAGCACCGCCTATTCAAGATGCTACAGGTGGTAGGCCACCTCCACAGGCTGCTGCTCCACAGGCTCCAAAAGCTGCTACTCCGCAAATACCTGCTGGTTGGACATTGAAAAAAGATGCTAAAGGAAATAAAGCATACGTTAGTCCTGATGGAAAACAATTTATTGAGGTGAAATAATGGCTTTTGATCTTAGCACCGCTACACCTGTAGATGAAGTTCCTAAAGACGATTCAGGACTTTTGCCAAAACCAAGTGACTTTCCTGCTGTTACAAAACGTGCAAAACAAAACAAAGAAACTGACGTTCAAAGGTTAGAGCAACTTGTTACTCCAGACCTTACTGAGGCGGCAGCATTAGTTCCTGGTGTTGCTAGTGATTTGGGTAGTCAAGCAGGAAACCTTGGACAAGGTGCTTTTAATTACATTAAAGAACATCCTTTAGCTAGTGCTGCTGTTGGTGGTGCTGCTGCTTTGGGTGGTCAAGCTGTATATAAAACGTTGAAAGATAAGATACTTGGTGGAAAAACGCCAAATGCAGCTCCCAATGCAGAGCCTGAATTGTTTT